CTTCCCTGGGTTAAGGAGTAGTCCTGACGCGTTGGTCGCAGCTTCGTAGCTACGCACCCGTCCGGGACCCCACCAGCCTAGGAGATCGTCGCCGCAGACCTTGAAGGAGCGATCCTGATAGTCCCCGGTGAAGGCGTTGAACGCGTTGAGTATGCTCAAGACCGTCCAGGATATGCCGAGGCCGAGTAAAACGCCTCGGGTTGTATCCCGTGTATTTGGGTCGTACTCCTTGTCATCCGGAGAGAGCGATTGCGGTCCTAGCAGCGCGTGTGCAGCTGCGTGCTTTCGTTGAGACCATCCCAGTGCGGATGCGATGCCCGTCATGATCGCCTTCGCCCTTCCGAAAGTAATGTACTCCGTGGCTGCCGTAAGGTCGGCGGAATAGAGTATCGGGTTTGAACCTTCGGGGGATAGCGCGGTATGACGTTCAGTCAGGCCTTCACGGAACCATGGGAGTCTTGCGAGTAGTGGGACAGTTTCTCCCGAGAGCGCGCGGCCGTAGTGGGTAGCCACGCCGTGGTGGACGGTAGCGACGCGGATTTTCCCGACCTCTTCGAGAGCGACGGATTTGAAGCTGATGTGCTTCCTCACCCGGCGGGGGTCAGACATCTCTTGTTCGCACATCTTGTACATTGCGAGCACCGATGGCTTTGACCCCGGTGAACCCCAGCGCGTTTGTTGGGCTGTGGTGGCGCGCCGATAGGCGGCAACTAGCGCAGCGCGACATCCCCCCTCCTTTATCGGATATCCATAGGCAGCTCTCCCTGTCGGCGTTGGAGCTACTGGTTGACCTGAGATATATGTCTCGGGGAGTCCATACTGTTCCGCAAGGTCAGGGAGGATGCTTACGGGTTTCCGTCTCTTTGCGTCTGTGAAGAGGTTCTTTGTGAACTCTCTGAGATCGTTCAGCTCCTGCTCTGATGCAGGGTGATCGGGCTGGCACCAAAGTTCGTGCTTCTTCTGGATCTCTCGACGGCATTTCCAGCCTAGAGGGAACGGGACAGCACGCGCTAAGGAACTAGCTGCAAGGAGACGTCGTGGGTCTACAGCTCTGGTGAGACCACAGGCATGTGAATGTCTTGCCTTCTCCGAGAGGAGTACAGGCGGGAAGCTAAACAAGCCAGTGAGTCGAGCCGAGTGGGACCAAGCTTTTACGTATGCTTGGCCCTCGTGGACTACACGAGCGATAAAGGAGAGGAGGTGTTGCGCGCGCGAGATGTTGCTGGGACCGAATGAGAGGGGGCCAATGCTTCCATGTGCGAGTTCGTATGCGCACACGATAGCGGCAAGCCCTTGAACCGTGCCCGTTGCCTTGTCGCGAACGGAGGGAAACTTCCAGGAGCGATGAGCAGTGACACGGTGACGATGGGGAACCCCTCTTATTTTGTCCCGGATCGGTGTGCCCTTAGACTTCCTTTCCTTCCTCTTAGTATGCCTACCAAGGTGGGCAGCTCTCACAAGCAGAGCGATCCCCACCCAACTACTATCAGATATCCTCCGCCCTCGAGCGGAGATGTCATGGCATAG